TTTTTTTCATTATTTTCTATTAAATTAGCATTTGGTTTTAGATATTCTAAAATATTCGAAAATAAATTTCCAATTTTATCTACATTACAATAGGATTTAAATATAATATAAAATAAAAATAATAATAAATAAATAATATTTAAGTAAATATCACTTGATAAATAAAATAAAAATATAATATTAAAACTTAACATAAATCTATCTTTTCCTTTACTAAAAGAAGATAATATTGTTGAACTATTATCATGTGTTTTATTATACATCATTATATTTAATATAATGAACAAGCCAATTGTAACTATACCTATAGACATTGATTGTAGATTTTCTAGAATCCAATTATATGATTCAGCGTTAATTGAATTATCATCTTTGCTTGTTTTATCATTATCATTTAAGTTTATATTATTGTTATCTAAATATAATTGACCTGATAAAGTATAAATTACTCCTAATACGAATATAATTAAATTAATTATAGTAATCATTATATTATTTAATTCTATAAAAATAAAATATCTAGTATTAATATAATGTTGGATACAACTGAAATTATGCGAAGACTAGTAAAATATCTTATCGAGGGTTTATGTGTTGCGGTTGTTGCATATTTAATACCAAGAGGTCGTAATAAACTAAATATAGAAGAAATTCTAGTTATAGCAGTAACAGCTGCAGCAACATTTGCTATTCTAGATATGTACACACCATCTATTGGTAATGCTGCCCGAATGGGAGCTGGGTTTGGTATAGGAGGAAATATAGCAGGTTTTCCTGCACATGGTAAAGTAATGTAAATTACTTAAAGAAATATTATTCTTTTTTATTATAATATGTCAACTACAATAGAAGAGATAGATGAGAAGAAGGAGGATTTTTTAGAACAAGATCCTCAAATCCCAGGTCAAAACTATTGTTGCTTAAGTTTTTTATCCCCAGATAAATTTATATTAGCAAAATATAAATATGAGTTTTTCAAATTCTATGAAAAGTTAAATAATAATGAAAATATAAAAAAATCAGTGAATGATGATCTTACATTAAAAAATTTTGAAGATAAAATGGAAAATTTCTTGATTGCTAACAAGAATGAACTAGAAAAACAATATAATGAACTTGTTGATTTCAGGACCAGTGTTAGAGGGGTTAAAATAAGAGGAACATATGAAAGTGAAAGAGAAGCAAAGATTAGAGCTGAAGTGTTGCGACGTAGATTTCCAAATGATAATGTATTTGTTGGACAAGTTGGTTATTGGTTACCATGGGATCCAAATCCATTAGATGTTAAAAATTTAGAATACCAGGAGAGAGAACTAAATACTCTAATGAAAAAATATTATGAAAATATGGAACAACGAGAACAAATGTTTGATGAGGAAAGAAGAACTAAAATGTATAAAGATAAGAATAAAAATACTCAATCTAAAGAGGATGAGAAAAAAACACAAAATAAATTTGGAGAATTTAGAGATATTTTAGATGAAAAAGATGGATTAATGAAGAGTTCAGACCCTTGGATGGAACGCAAAGATGCAGATAAAAAAGGATTACTAGAGCCTGAGACTGAAGTAGAATGTGAGCCTGAGACTGAAGTAGAATGTGAGCCTGAGACTGAAGTAGAATGTGAGCCTGAGACTGAAGTAGAATGTGAGCCTGAGACTGAAGTAGAATGTGAGCCTGAGACTGAGAAATCAGATGGAATTTCATTATGTAGGGTAAATTCCTCTATGTAAAAAATTAATATATAAATATATGGATATATTTACAAAATGTTTGGAATTAAAAACAAAATATAAATATTTAATATTTCTTATAGAAATAATACATTTATTAATAGCTATTATGGCATTTATAAGTATTTTTTCACCTTATAAATTGTTACCTTATTTTTTTATATTGTTATCATTGATATTAATAGGATGGGATTTTTTTGATGGGAAATGCTGGATTACACTACTAGCAAATAAATTAGTAGATAAAGATAAAGAAATTAAATACTTTATTAAAATATCTAAAAGAATATTAAAATTATATGTTCAAGTTAATTTAATGTTAATTATATTTTTCTATATGAAACCAGAATATTCATTTTATTCATTATTAAGTAAATTATTTATATTCTTGAATAATTATAATTAAGTAAAATATAATGAGATCATTGGTTTTATTTTTAGTTTTTGTTGGGGTTATTTTAATTACTATAGGTTATGTTAAAAGTAATATGGGATGTCCTCCACCAATTATAAAATATAAGTATATACCAAAGACATTTGAAGAAGAACAAAATAATCCATTACCGCTTATGAGTGTATATGGTAATATGTTTGAAAAGAATTCCCCTTGGATAAATAACATAAATTTATAATTATCTATATCGACATCCTGTTTTATGAATAAGTCTAGGAATTTCTAATTCTCCACATTTACATTGAAGAATTAACATAAGGATAGGATTAAGAAAATCCTAAAGGTGTATGTAGACTAATATATAATTTTAAAAAGACATTACTGGGTGTTCCTATCATTGAATGTTGACAATGGTATAATAAAGAAAAATAGACATAATTTGTTATATTAATCATTTAATTAAAAAATGATAGTATTACACATTAGTTTATATAATAATAAAAAATCATCAATAATGAGTAATTTTGTAATTTTTATTTCAGTTATTTCAGTTATTTCTATATATTCCTTTTATAAACTGAATAAATATGTTGCGAAGTATACGCAAATCCAAAAGGATGTGCAAAGAAAGAAGTCTTTGACGCATCTCATTGAAGTTCTTAGTAAGAACTTTGCAATAAAGGATGAAATATACATATTGACTCGCAAATTTGGTAATTTCCGAAACATACCGGGGTTGAGTCCTGCTCAAATAGATGCTATATTTGAGTTTATGATGTTTACTGGGTCTGATGAGGATGGGGAAATTGAAATTGATTTTAGTAGAGGTAATTGTTTCCCTGCTAACAAAGTGTATGGTGCTTTTCATGGTAAAGAAGTCAAGTATACGAAGGGACATTCAATAGAATTCGATACCAATTTCGGGATCTGCAAATTGTCAATAGATGACTTGGTTTTCCCAGCTTGGGAAAAAATGTTAGATGATTTTGAAATTGATGGATTGAGGATTACACTGACACTGTGATAGGATGAAAGTATGTAAAATATCTGTAATATAATAATTTTTGTATTTTTTATTTTATAATTAGAAAATATAGTAATGGACATAAATAATATTATAGAAAAACTAAAGAATTTAGGAGATTCTCGTATTATACAGTGGGTGATATTTTCTATTTGCTTATTAATATATGTAATCAATTGGATAATAATAGAATCAAAACATAAAGATAACGAAGATAAAAGTTCGATGATTATGTTAAATAATTTTATATTAATATTTGTATTTTTTTATTTATATTTCTTAAATTGTATGAAAATAAAAGCCGCGTGTGGATTTCAGACTAATTTTATAGAAACTCTTAAGTTTTGGAATTTATTTAAGAATCCAACTGATATAAAATGTTTCACAAAACGAAATGGCTCAAATTGGAATATTTATAATACAATAAGTATCAAAAATTTAAATACTAATAATATATTAATTCCTAAAAATAATATTACAAAAAAATCTAATGGCAAATACATATTTGTTACTATATATGGTATTATATTAATGTTTATGTTATTTAATTTGATGCTTTATATTTACAAAGGTGGAGAAGAAGGAAAGCTTACATCGATGCTACAAGTGATGATTACATTATGTTGCTTTATGATATTTTTTATTTGGACATGTGTAGTTAATTTGCCATCCTGGATTATATTTTTAATAGTGTTTTTGTGTATTCTAATTTATTTATTTATATCTATCATTATATTATTTACAAAATATAAAAATTATCCTGAATCTACTCAACAAGAATTATGTAAACCATATATTATTCCATTTGTCAATGAAAGTTGGGCAGGCGTGGATTTTAGTACTAATTTAAATAGATGTATGACAGAGTCATATAATAATCTATTTACTAAATCAATATCACCATTAATTAATACATTTGAAACAGTAAATGATGTAATTTTGGCACAAGGTAATATGATTTCACAATTAACTTCATCGGTTTCTTTCTTTAAAGAACAAATAAAAACAATGGCTGAAGATATTTATAATAAAATTGAAAGTATATTTAATACTATATGGGATTTAATAAATAAAATCTATGAAATATTTAAAAAACTATTTACTGCATTAGGCGAAGCTTTAGGGCTAGGAGCTAATTTATCATTCGCATTTGCAACTATAATGAATGTATTGTCGCCTGTATTTAAATTATTTGGTTGGTATTGCTTTGACCCTGATACGTTACTAGATACAGATAAAGGTAAAGTAAAAATAAAAAATATAAAAATAGGAGATATAATAGCAAAAAACTCAAAAGTAATTGGTGTTTTGAAGTTCAAATATAATAAATGTCAAATGTATGATTATCAAGGTATCATTGTAAGTGAATCTCATCTTGTTTATGAATATAATAAATGGATTCAAGTTAAAAATAGTAAGATAGCAAAAAAAGTAGATTATGATAAAAATGAATTATATTGCTTGATAACCGATACACATAAAATAAATATAAATAATATTATTTTCTCAGATTATTTTGACTATAATTTAGATCCCAATGATATTCAAGATAAAGTTTTATCTATAAAAAATGGATATCCTATAAAAAATATTAATAAAAAATATCCATTATGGGCATTTTATAAGAATACCATGATTGATACAACATCAGGTAGAAAGAAAATAAGTGAATTTAATATTGATGATGATACGTTATATGGTAAAGTTAATGGTATTATTAAAGTTAAAATAGAAGAAGCATATGTTTATAATAATATTATTACCAGTGGAGACCAAATTATATTATATGATAATATATATTTACCAATTAAAAAATTACCAGAAGCTAAAAAAATTGATGTTGATGATAATATTTTTTATCACTTAGCTGACTCATCTTATAAATTATCTATTAATAAGATGCTATTTACTGATTTTCTACAATGCAATGATTCATTAATTTAATTTTATATATAAAATATGAAATAATAATTTATAAAAATAAATATATATATATTAAATGTCTATAACTAAATTTTTTGAACCAATTGATAAATCTAAAATATTTAAACCAACCATCTTTGTGTACACTGATGGATCATGTATTATAAAGGATAAAGCTAACGCAAAGACTAACACAAAGACTAACGCAAAGACTAACGCAAAGACTAACGCAAAGGCTGGTATTGGAATTTATTTCGGTAAAAATGATAAAAGAAATACTTCTAAGCGGATAAAAGGAAAACAATCTAATAATACCGCAGAACTGACAGCTATAATAGAAGTATTTACTATCTTAAATAAAGATCTAAATAAACATATTGCTATTTACACAGATTCACAATACTCCATACTATGTGCTACTACATACGGTAGAAAAATGGAATCAATTCAATGGAAAAAAACTATCCCAAACATGCAGTTAGTAAAAACTATTTATAATCTTTTTAAAGTTCATAAGAATGTTAAATTGTTTCATATTAAAGCACATACTGGTAAACAAGATAAACATTCATTAGGTAATGAAGAAGCAGATAGATTAGCATATAAATCCATTGGGGGGGCGCAAGATGCACCTAGAACTATTCAGAAAATATATTTAAATGTTCCATATGTCCAAAAGGATATAGCGAAGAAATTAGGTGCTAAGTGGGATAAAAGTAAAAAGAAGTGGTTTACTGAAGATAAAAATAAACATAAAAATGAACTGATTAAAAAATTTTAAAAGTTAATTCTATGTGTATATACGAATTTAAAATAATTTATAAAATAATTGCTTCTATATATAGACATAAATGTTTTATATATAAGATAATAAAATGAATATAACCAAAGGATTAAGTGAACAACAATTATCAGTTTTTAAAAGTAAAAATAATAAAATATTAATATCTTCGTGTGCTGGTTCTGGTAAAACAGAAATAGTATGTCGATATGCTTTATATAAATCAGTGCTAGATAAATCAAATATTATAGTAACAACCTTTACAAAATCAAATATAAATAATATAAAAAAAAGATTTGATAAACTAAGGGAGCAATTTGAATTAAGAGATAATAGAAATATAGATGTTAAAACAATAGATTCACTAGTACAAAAATTTATAAATAAATTTTATCCTGATACCGATGGTTCAAATTTCTCTAAGAAAACTAGATTATTTTTGAAGTGGTTAGAAGTTAATAATACTTATCCATTTGATATTAAATATTATTTTATAGTCGATGAGTTTCAGGATACTTATAATGATTTAAGTAAGGCAAAAATTTTATTAAAATTGGGTGAATTAGGATTAGGTATAATGGCTGTTGGTGATATAAAGCAAACTTTATCCAAACCCAAAGAGGGGGATAATCAAATGGTATTTGATTTATTTAGAAATACATTAAATCCTCATGAAATTATATTAAATAAAACAAGAAGATTTGGTAAAAATATAGCTAAATTTGTTAATAAAGTTACAGGTCAGGATATTCAATATAATAAAAACATTGAATCACATAAACCATTTATAATTTTTCATGAGAAATTATCTGATAAATATAATGCTGAAAATCTAGCATTAGAATTATGGAATATGTTTATTTCCAAGTGGATAATTATGGGATGTGAATTAAGAGATATTGCTATTATACAAAGAAAATCCAAAAACGATAATAATTATATATTTTCTGCATTAGAATATCTACTAAAGAAGAATAATCATAATGTTGTTTGGTATCAAAAGGATAGTAGTTGTAAAGAAACTTATAATATTGTAGATGATAAAAGTGAAAAAGGTAAAATAACACTATGTAGTATAATGTTTTCAAAAGGTAGTGAATGGAGAAAAGTAATACTGTTAAATTGTACTGAATGGTCATTGCCTTTTAAAACAGAACATTATTTAGATTTAATCCCACAATCAACATTTAATGTTGGAATTACTAGAGCAATTGAAGAGTTAGTAGTAACTGTTAACCTACGACGACCTTCGTCTTTATTAAAACCCCTGTGTCGAGATGATGGATATATTAATACAAGATATGTTAATTTGATGACAGAAACTGATATGATATTAAATATAGAGGATAATAAAATAAAAAAAGATAAAATATTAAATGGTGTAGTGGAGATCGCTGAGGAATTAGCTGACTATGAATTAGAGGAAATAGACGATATCATATTTACTAAGCATAAAATTAAAAATACAGAATATTTAAAATTTAATCAATATTATGAAGAATACCAATTAAAACATTTATATGGAATTATAGGAGAATTATTAATAACAAGGGAATTATATTTAAATTATAATAATTTAGGAGAATTAAATTTTTATTTATTTGTAAAAAAATATAATAATAAAATTATTATAAAAACTAAAAATAATTCTAGAATAAATAATATTAATATTTTCCTAAATACTTATCGTAGTAAATATGATTATTATAAGAATATTTTATTTAATTTTAATATAAATATTAATTCTTATAGAAATATGATGTTAGAAAACACCAAAGATAAAAACAATAAATATTCATATAGTAAATGGGGAGGGAGAGAAATATTTGAAAAATTAACTCGAATGATGTATGATAAAAATATTCCTATTATTCTAAAAGAAGAAGAAATTATAGATAAGCATTTTTTTACTAATATTGAAAATTCTATAAAAGAATATCTCGATAAATCAGTTAAAACAAAAGACTTAAGTAAAAAATGTTTATTTTACTTATCTTGTATTTCTGATTTAGAAAAAGGAAGATTAGGAATTATAAAATACGATGGTATATGGCAATCACATTTTAATAAACTTATAAGTAATATTAAAAAAACTATACCAATACTAAATTACAATTCACTAGTATATCAGAAGCAATGTTTATATAAAATTAAAAATTATTCTATTAACGGAATAAGTGATTTTTTTATAAGTGAATCTAATAATCCTTTAGAATTATCTAAAATTAGATTACAAGTATCTAAATTAATATATAATAGTCTTCTAAGTGAAGATATTATAGAAATAATATCTTTTTACTTATCTAAAATATTTAATTGTAGTGAAGTTATTGAAATTAAATGTAGTAGTTCTACAAGTATGTCTAAAGAATGGAAAATACAAGTTCTATTATACATGTGTATGAATAATTGTAATAAATCTCGTTTGTTTAATATTATGAAAGGAATTTATTGGGATTGTAAATTACCTAAGCATTTTAACAAGAAGTTATTTATTAAAGAAATGTATAAAAAAACAAATAAAAACAGAATCTAAGTATTTGTTTTTATTAAATTATTATTTTATTGAATTTTAATTATTTTAAAGATTGTTTTGTTTCTTTAATATTAATTTTAATACCTTTGATTGTATTTTCTTTATTAATTTTTTCATTGGCATATTTACCACGATTATTATATACTTTACATATTTTATCAATGTCTTCTTTATTTAAGAAATAAGTAAGAACATACATTACAGCATTTAACAATATTATTATTACTATTAGTTTTATCGATATAAAATTCAATAAATATAATATTATAAGTAATAAGGATAAGATAGCAATGTAGGTTTTAAAAAACCTAGAGTAGTTAAAATCTATAAATGGATCAACTAACTCCTCACTTTTTAAGCGTATTTCTTTATGTATTACTACCAATGACCTATAATTTTCAATTAATTGTCCCTTATTAGGCTCTAGTAGAATAAATCTTCTATTTGAAGTTTCGTAACTATCTAAATCACTTTGTAGAATTATATTTTCATTCGTTAATTTTAAATTATCTTTAGTTAATTTCTTATTCAAAATAAGTAATTCATTATTTTGGCTGATAATGTATTCTTCTGATTGATTCACTAGATGATTTTGTCTACGGTATGAAGTCATTTAATTTATTAATATAAGAGTAAAATAAAGAAATCAATTTTTTTTTATATATGATACAATCCTACGACACACCCTACATCTAATTATATCTTGAATAGCATCTGGACGAATAATAACCAGGCTACAGCAATACATACATGTTCCTTGTATGTAATTTTTATCACTATTATCTTTCTGCTTTAATGTCATCCCATTATAATGAAGTCTGTTTAAGTCTCTAGTGTATCGTTTTATCATAATATTATATACATTATTATTAAAATTATAATTCATATTTTAATGATATATATTAAATATCATTTAATATTATCTGGTTCGGGTGACGACTTCATCTCTTCTATCCTTAATTTAAGCATATCGACTTTATTAGTCAATTCAATGATCATATCATAAAGAATTTCATTATTATATTTTTCTTTATCCTTTTTACGTCTATCTCGTTCATTCTTTCTATTATCAGATTGTTTTTCCCGATGGTCTTTTTCTTCTAGCCATTCTTCAATTTTATGTCTAGTAAATCCCAATAAATCAATAACTTCATCCATTGTTTTATCTTCAAGTAGTTCTACAGCAAAATTTAAACCCTGACATTCTATAGATTTAATACTTCTTTTGTGATTAATAGATATTTCACGCGTAGGCATCTTACTCATCAGTTCTTTTAGTAAATCACTTTTCTCTTCTGTGGACCAAGACTTACCTTTATTTGTTTCATTATCCTTGTAACTCATTTTATATGTAATTTAATTTATTTATTATATTAATTCATTTTTTATCTTTAAAAAGGTGTCATTTCTTCATCAGAATAGATGTCAAGTTCACAATCTGGAATAATTATAAGTTTATTCTCATAACCAATTGATAAAGTCAATCCAACCGATTTTACAATTATATCATTAGAATTCTTGTGAATGATGTAATCAATTGTTTTATTAATTATGTCATCTGATATAATTATGTCATCTAATATAAACTTAAATTTGGCAAATGATAATAACTGCTGAGCCTTGATTAGTTTACACCACTCGGAACGAATGGTATTTATCTTATGATATATACATTCTTTAGATTTATATTCATAATTATTAATGTATACATCATCGATGGTTTCATTGCAATTTAACATACATATTAATAAATCATCGATTCTTAATATACCACGCTTCTTGGTATAATATAAATCCAGTCCCGAAAATATATATATTAATTTTGTATAGTAATATAACACATTTGATAAATAAATAAAATATTTATATTTATTTTGAATATCGATATCATGTGTATAAAAATAATTGTAATATGGGTCTGTTGATAATTTGTCTATAAATAAATTACGAAAACATGTATATAATTCATCATTATTACTAGAAGCACGTTCATCAGATGGAAATGATAAGTTAATATTTACCATAAAATAGCCATTATTAAAATCATCTTTATTCGCATTATCGTTGTTTACTATATCTGTAAGCATTGTCTTTAATTTACTCAAGTCATTCCTATAAAAAGACATCTAATTTTATTTTACGTGTAATTTATTATTATAAAATCAATTTTTTATTAAAGAAAAAACTTGATATTTAAAACTAGTATCCTTTAAGCAGTTTCTATATATTACACCGTACACGCATGATTAAACATGCGTGTATATTTGAAGCATCCGCATATGCGGATTCGAAATGTTTAATTTGTATCTGTAAGTTTTTATTTTGTGAAGATAAAAGATTGTTTTTTAACGCAGATTCTTTTAATTCAGACTCTAAAATTTTTATTTTTTTATTTTGTGAAGATAAAAGAGTATTTTTTAACTCCAATTCTTTTAATTTAGATTCTAAATTTTTCATCTTTTTTTTTGTTTTCTTTTCGTTTTTACAACTTTTAGGAGATTTTATACTAATTCTCTCCATGAATTCATTAGCATATTTTTTATTTTCTAATTCCAAATATCCAATTGAACGCTTCATTTGTATATTATATTATTAGTATAACTAATAAAAATCAATTTTTATATTTAGATTAAACATCTAAATATTCTGATGTGTTTATATTTACATTAAAGTTGAAATCTATAATTTCATTTACCAATTCTTCTAATATTTCTGATTGAAATTCATCATTATAAATTGATTTAAATTGTAACATTCTGGTATTATTTTTCTTATTATATTCTGTAACATTATCTTTACTATTGATATATTTATTATTTTCATCAATATAGTCATCGAAATGTTCTTTCCAGTATTCATAATTATACCCCCCTATCACTAAAATCTTTCCATGATAAACTATAACTTTTGCTTCTACTCTAGGTGTGTTTAATGGTTTTCCTTTTATCCATTTATCCCCATCAAAAATATCTACTTCAGATAATACTTTAAATTTAATATGATTAAATCGTTCTTTGCTATTCATAATAACATCAAACATATCATCATCATATATATCATAACACATACCCCCTATTACATATAATAAATTATTATGAACGATTGTGCAATAACGTTTTTTATTCTTTAATATGGATGTTATAATCTTATCAAATTTAATTTCTCCTTTTTCATTTATTAACAGTTTACATATATTATTATAATACAATATATAATTATTATTATTTAACTTAAATAATTTACCTGGATATAGTCTATCATTGCATAAAAATCCTAAATTTGTCAAATGATAATTTGGTAAAATATCGATTTTATCTTTCTTATCACTCCATTTGTTTTTATTAATTCTCTGAAAATCATTTTCATATACTGGACCACATATTTCTTCATCTTTAGTAATTTCTGTAATCATGTGATTAGTTCTTTTAACACCTGATTTATAACGATAATCCATAAAACTAATGGTATCATAATTTTCTGTACATATATATAAATTATTATTTATAATATTATATGAAATACATTTATTTCCTACATATATTTCTTTAAAATTATTATTATTATATATAAAAGATTTACCCTCTATGCAATCCTCACCTACTAAACCTGCTATTATATATAATTTATTATTGTAAGTTATTAATCTCCCTCCCTCCATTGTGCTATTGTTATGAAAATTTTTATATTTTCTTTCTTCTAATTTAAATACTTGTGTATTATTATCATAATAATTATTATCAATATCATAATAACAAGTAAGGTTATATAGATTTTTATCACATAAAATATATAATGTTCCATTGTAAGATGTAATATCTAAACCAGAATAAATACATGGTATCAATGGAACATTTAATAATTCATCTAGAATAATATTAATTAAATCATAACTAATATATTTATTTAATTTTAATAATGCTAATCTCTTTAATGCTAATTTATATTCTTCTATATTCATTTTTATACAATACACTTATTTAAACATTATAATGTTTAAATATTATTTAAACATATTTAAATATTAAAATTAAAATGAATAACGATAACTTAAAAGACAATATTTTTTATAAAATAATAAATAAACAAGAAAAAGCAGATATTGTTTATGAAAATGATTATGTATGCTGCTTTAAAGACATTTCACCAGATGCACCAATTCATATATTAATTATTCCCAAAAAATATATTAAATCCTTAGCAACTATTAAAAGTGAAGATGAAAAATATTTATCTGAAATTATGTTAGCAGCTAATAAAATAGCCAAAATGTTTGAAATAAATGAAAGTGGATATCGCTTAATATCGAACTGTAATAAAGACGGAGGACAAGAAGTAGATTATCTACATTTTCATTTAATAGGAGGGTGTCCTTTAGGTAGAATGATAGGACTACCTAAATCTTCAAAAAAATTAATGAAAGTGTTAATAGAGAAAAATTATTTTAATTATTTACCATCCAAAGATAAATGTTCTTTATTATAGATAATACCTAACTCTATAAAATAAAATATCTTTATTTATAAACAATAATTGTTATTAAATAAAGATAAATAATGAATAAAAACATAGAAGATTATAAGCATTTATATTGGAATCAGTGCCATAAATATAATAAA